GAAACTTTAAGACAACAAGTTGGAGGATATAGAAGTCAACAAAGAGAACCACAACAACTATCACAAGCACCAGTAACAGCACAACAACCATCACAACAAGCACCAGTAACATCTAATATATCAAGACAAGTAACAGCACAAGGAACTGGTCCTGGAACACTTGCAGGTGTATTAAAAAGAGGTGCACAAATTGGTGGTATTGGACCAATTCGACATGGAACATTTAGAGGATTATGTGGCAAAGGTACAAGAGGTATTGTTGGTGCTCTACTTAATGAATCTGAATTTAGAAAAGGTATCGGTACAGGTGGATCTGCTTCAGCTGGATCATTATCATTTAACAACAACTATCTTCAAGCTTCAGGGTTTTATCAAGATAGACAAATGGTAGATAAAAGTAAATTTACAAAAGAATTTATGGAATCTTTACCTATTGGAACTGTTGTTAGTAGTGCAGCTGAAAAAGGTAGAGGACATGGACACGTTCAAGTAAAATTAGCTAATGGTAAATGGGCATCAGATGCTCTTCAAAACGGTGTCTTGTTGAGTGGTAAATATAGAAAAGATGGTTATGCAATCCATATTCCAAATGCAAAAGGTTTTGAAAAATTAAATCCTTCAATTGTAGGTCAACACCAACCAACACTTGATGCAATGCAAAATATTGGTGTAAAGGTCAAACCACCAACACAGCAAGAACAAAGAATATATCAACAAGAACAACAAGGACCAGGAATGGCTGGTAGAGAAACCCCATTACAATTCCATTCAAGATTATATGGTAATATTGCAGAAGTATCAAAAACATCTGGATTTTCTCAAAACCAACTTGCAGCTATTCTTGGTGTTCCATCAACACAAAAATTTGAACAATATAGAGCAAGACAAGCAGAAGAAAAAAGAAAACAACAATTAGGTAGAAAGGCTTTAGGTCAATTTACACAAGCAGAAATTAATGCAGCAAGACAAGAAGTTCCAGGTCCTATGGAAACACGTAGACCAGAAACAGATCAAGAAGTTAGACAAAGATTAACAAAAGCAGCTATCAATGAAGTAGCAGTATTGAAACAAGAAGACCAAAGAGCAGCTGCACAAAATATGATGTCAGATGAAGCTTCAGCTCAAAGAATGCTTTTTGGTAGAAATGCATTTCCTGGTGAAAATGCACAAATTGTAGCACAAAGACAATCTGAACAAAGAGCAGCTGCACAACGTATGATGGTTCCTGGTGTATCAGATGCAGCTTTAGCTCAAAGAATGTCTTTTGGTAGAAATGCATTTCCTGGAGAAAACGCTCAAATTAACGCTCGAATTATTGAACAAAGACAACTTCTTGAAAAACAACGACAAGCAATATTTGGAATGGATAAAACTATGATACAATCACAACAAGCACAAATGATGAACCAAAAATTTGGTGATTTTGCTATTCCTTCTGGAACAGCAATGGCAAATAGAGTTGTAAGTGAAGAAGAAGCTATGCTGGAAGCTAGTCGTGTCCATCCTTTAGCAGGAATGGAAAATGGAAATCAATCTAGAAAATATGGTGAATATGGTGAAATTGGTGAACCAGAATTATCATTACCACCAACACCACAACTACCACAAGCACCAGTAAATGAATTTGCTGATTTTAAAGAAGCATCAAAAAGGACTGCAAGTAATATTGGTGATATTGGTGATGCTATACAAGAATCAGAAAAGGCACAAAATACCGAATTAATGACAGGTGGATTAGATGATGCTAATGTTGCACAAAAAGCATCTGATGCAGCAAATGAAGTAAAAGAAAAACAAGCTAAAGGTTCTACTGCAACATCTAAATCACAAAAATCAAGTTCTGGTTCAGGTACAGGTGGTTCAAGAGGTGGTAGTGGTGGAACAAATCATCCAGAAAGTGAACCAGCAAGTCCAGGTTCAGGTGGATATGGTTCTTATGGTAGATGTTTCGTATAAAAAAAGGGGGATTTTTGGTCCCCCTTTCTCAATTATTCTTCTGACAAACTCTTAAACAACTCATCTAAATCATCATCAGAATCTGTTGAAACAGATTTCATTTCTGGTGGTGATTCTTCTTCTAATTCTTGAACAACTTTTTTAGGTTTTACTACCACTGATTCATTACCAAGAACCCGATCTAGTTTATTCTGTAGTTCCTCATATGATTTAAAATTCTTTGGGTCAACAAATTCCTGTAGAGAATATTGTAGATTCCAAATATTTTCAAGTTCATTATCATCATCTGATACAGAACTAGATGTATCAAAATCAGATTTATCATAATTACGATAACCATCCACTTGACGAATTTTGAGACGGAAATTTGCACCTTCCCAGAAATCAAATGGGTTTACAGGTTCTTCATCATCAAATGCAGGATTCATTAGATCGTTAAGTTTATCAAAAATCTTTTTACCATACTTGTAAAGAAATACCTTACCTTCATTTTCTGGATTTGATGGATCTTTAACAACAAGGATATTACTGATAAAATGCAATTTTCGTTTTTGGTCTCGTGCCAGATCTTTATCTGATTCAATACCAGAATTCCAAAGTTTAGTATTCAAATCTGATACAGGATCTGATTCACCAATAGTTGTTCGTGAATTTTCGATATACCATGAACCTGTTGGGCCTTTAAATCCATGTGAAAAGATACGAACAAATGGAACATCTTCATCTTTTGGTGTAGGTAGAAAACGAATTACTGCAACACCATTACCCATTTTATCAACAGTAGGTGTCCAAAATCGTTCATCTGGTCCATTAGATTGTTGTGATCCAGATTGCATTTTAGTTAGTTCACCTGTAAGTTTTTCAAGTGATCTCTTACGTGACGATTTAAGTTGTGAAAAAGAATTATTAGACATTTGTATTCTCCATATTAGTTGTATTTTTTGTATTTACTGTATTATTCGTATAAGTCATAACAAACAATTCAGTCATTCTAATATACTCCATATTAGAACCCATGTCAACATCTAAATTAATAGACGTGATTCTTTTTGTAGATAGTTTAAATCCTCAGCTTCTTTTTGAATTTTACCAAGGATATTTTGATTGTTCTTTATAATATCACCTACATATTCTACCTCCAATTCATTACGTTCACAATATAGAAGACATGCATCAATATAATCGATATCCATATCTTCTACCATTTTATCGATTTCAGAACTAATAAAAAATATATTATTCAAATCTAATTTCATCATTACCTCTTAGATGCAAAAATCCTAATACGATGTTTTGGATCAACACCAAATTCTCTATCAAATACTTTTTTACCATTTGAATCTTGATATTCTACATAAATTCGTTTTGATCCCAGTGGAATATGCCAAACTAATGGATTTGTTGAACATACTTTATCAGTAGACTTTTCAATTACTTTAGTTATGACTACTTTTTTTGCAGGTAATGGAACAATAACTTCTTTAACAATTACTTTTTGTTCAGGTTTATAATTCAGTGTTCGTGGTTTTGATTCTGCAAAACTTACAAAAATTGAAATTAAGATAATAAAAGAAATTATAATTGATGACATAAAAGGATGAGCAATAAAGTTCATCCATTTATAGAAAATATGCATTTTTATCTCCTATGTTACCATATAATAAACATAGCCGACATAGCTTGCATAAAGTAAAAATAAAATCATCAAATCAAACCAATTAGCTTTGTCTTCAGGAATCGTTTCCAAAGACGGAGTTTTTCCAGTCTGTGTTTGATGTTTTTCTGTTAGGTTTTTTTGTTTTTGGTTCACTTGTTAAAACACTCCTTTCATTGTATTGACTCACATTACCTTCTTTATAACCTTCGAAGATTTGCATGCATTCTACAATACCAATCTTTTCATCATTTGTCAATGTTTTAAATACACGATTTGCATCAACACCTGTTTTTTTTGTAATGAACATTTGATATTGTGTTGGATTATTTCCATCATATTCAGGTGCATATCGTTTCATTGCATCAAGTAATGTTAATCTATAATAAGGGGATTCTTCATTGAATAAAAGGGCATAATGTGCCTGCCATCCCATTTCATATGTTGGAAATACAGCATGACCACCTTTATCTGAACCAATTGCACCCATAGAACGAGCAAAAGAACCAATTTTTAAATTACCTGGATTATTACATCTCCAGGCAACAGTACCATCAGTCCTTTTTTCTTTTGAACCATCTTCATACTCTACAATAAGTAATTTTTTATCCGATTCAATTAC